ATGTCGGTTGCCGGAACCCCTGTCATCGCGGTTGCCCCGGGAACGTCCGGGAACATCCTCAAGTCCAACGGCACCTCTTGGCAGAGCGTTGCCAACAGCGGCGGATCGGTCACGTCCATCACTGCTGGAACGGGCCTGTCTGGCGGCACCATCACGACGAGCGGAACCATTGCTCTCGTGACAACGCTTAATGCGGTTGGCACCTATGCAATGTGTTTCGATGTTTCGGGCTCTTTAAGTCCCGGTTCAACAACCGCCGGTTCAAATCTTTATTATTCAAATGCTAATGGGAATTATCCAAGTTCACCACAACCTAGCGGAACATGGCAATGTATGGGTTATTCTTTTGGCAGTTGCGGTGCTGGTTTTCAAGTAACTCTCTTTCTCCGCATAGCGTGAGGACATAACAAATGCCAACTATTCAAACCGTCACCGATCCGATCTACGCCAACGAAGCTGGAACCGCCATTAACTGCATGGTGAAGTTCGAAGAGTTCCCAATGGCGTTGCCTTTTACAGCCTCTCCTAATGATCCAGAAGAGTATGGCCGTCAGCTTTACGCTGATCTGGTGGCTGGGGTCTATGGTCCAATCGCGCCGTATGTGAAGCCTGTGCCGCCTGCTTCAAGTCCGTCGGATGCTCCAAAGGTCATCTGATGCTTCGAGCAACGCCAGCATCCTTCGACAAGCTCTCTGGGACCATCTACGATTTCCCGGAGCAGGGCGACACGCTCCCAATGCACACCCACAACGATGCTGATAACCACATCAGCATTGTCAGCAAGGGCTCATTCAGGGCTCATGGTGACGGCTGGGAGCTTGTTCTGGTGGCAGGGAATGTTGTGGACTGGCCTGTGGGTCAAGCCCATGAGTTTGTGGCCCTTGAGGCCAACAGCAAGCTCGTCAACATTCTGAAGGGCAAATAAAAACCCCAGCTCGACTGAACGGGCTGGGGCAAGTGGTGCGTTTTCGAACTCCACATACAGGGGATGGGCGCTCAAACTCCGGTTTGAAAACCCAAAGACCATTCTTTGGAAACCTATCTTTGCATAGCCCTATTCGTTGTCAACGGGTTTCCCAGAGTTTCGATTCTTTGTCGTTCGATCAAACGTGATGTTGTTTTGAGCCTTCACATGCTTGTTGTTCCAGCACCAAATCTCAGCAGTATCGTTCTGGAAGACAACCCAAACGATGTCATGCTCTGGCCCGTAATCTATCAGCACCTGAGCTAGTCCCTTGCCGTGAGGGGTGGAGACTGGGATTTGAGGGTTTAGCTGTAGCATCATTTGATTGTTCCTTCTTTCGGTGGATTGGCAGAGTCGTTTTGCATCTTGAGTGATGTTCAGCACAATATGAGCTTCCAGTCTTTTTGACTTCATTGCAAAACATGAAGTCCTTTGCAAATATGCCTTCAATGACATATCGGCAAGAAAACGGGCCAAGGTCTTCGAACTTGACGGGAATGCTATTGGGCTTCTTCTCTGCCTCTATGATGAGGGGCTTGAGGATTTCTTCGTAGGTAAGCGGAGGAAGCTCCTTCTCGATCTCGATAGGATCAACACCCTCCTCTTTCAATCTTGAGCGTTCTTTTGTGCGGACTGAATGTTTCACAGCAGCCATCCTTGACGCAACGCTTTTGTAGGTGATGATCTTCTGCTCTCGCATACGATGCAGCTTCCCCATAACTGCACTGCGAGTCGTCCCGATCTTGTCAGCTATTTGTTGACCAGACAATCCTTCTTCCCACATTTTAAGGATGTCATTCTTGCAGGCTTCTACTTTTGAGACAAATACCATATTGCGTCCTCATATGGGTGATGACGGCTACTTGAGCCGCCATCGTTATTAGCTCTTAGCCGTGATTGGCGTTGGCAAACATTGAAGTGATTTTTGACATGCCATCCTCAATGTCTGTCTGAACCTGAGACGCGCCATCCGGCTGCGGGATTTCATCCGGTTGGATCAGTTCGCCCGCAAACGCCAGATAGTTGATCCCATCGACGTAATGGTCTGGATTGGCGCGGTCTCCTCCAAGCCGTGAGAGCTTCACAGCATGAAGGACAAGGGCAACATCATGTGCGGTCAGGTGAATGCCCGTCATAATGGTCGCCATAGTAGCTACGCGGTCCATCCCGATACGCATGTCGCCATAGCGCGGGTTGCGCTCGTTGAAGATGCGGGCGGCGTCTTTCATAAAGTCAGCATAGTCCATAGTTTTTCCCCTTCTTATGGCCGGATTGGCCTACGCGGTCCCAACGTCACTGTCCTAGTGAACGAGACCCGATCCTTCGTGAGATTGTTGTAGTACTCTTCATCCATATCAATGAACTCTGCCACTTTGCCAATGTGGGCAGTGTTCAGGATGATTTCGTTACGGTCTTCCCATTCCGCCCTTTGGGTTTCTGGGTTTTTTTGTCGATACCAGTGTCTGCCAAGAATGAACTCATCGCGGTTCATCAACACACAGAGGTCTCTGAGAGATTTAACTTCTGGCATATCAAGGGTCACTTGATGCACCAGCCGTCCCTCATATGCTGGCATATTCAGTGTGATCATAAATCTCACGACTCTCTCCTTACTACGGACCCATCCATCTTCTTTTTCCACTGAGAGCCCTTGCTGCCCGGTAATGGATTTCTAGATTTCAGTTTGGCTCCGATGTGGTTTTGATGGATGCGCTTAACCTTTGCAATTAAGGGCATGTCAACGGTGCTAGTATGAACCCTATGGCACTTTCGGTGAGCAACGAGCCAGTTACTTTCATCGTCTTTGCCGCCAGCTTCCAAAGGGATGTCATGACTTACATCCCATTCTTCGCCCGGAGACACCTTCATTTTGCAAAGGTGGCACATTCCCCCATGACGGAGGAATATGTCAGCCCTACCTTTGGCAGTGATGCGGACGCGCTTGATCAATGGATCGGCTTTTCTGTTTCTGGCGCGTCATCTTCATCTTCTTCTTGGGCAGAATTTTCAGCGATTTGGTCAACTGCCCTGACCATAATGGCAGCATTTTTAGCTATGTATGCAAGTGCATCCTTATAATCATCCGAAGAGTCAATGATGGTTCTGGTAATGGTCATGTTGAGGATCGCCATTTTGATTTCAAAAGGATGCTCCTCCATGAGGGATACGATTTTCTCATGAATAGCAATGACGATCTTAGCTTTTTCTAACACTTCACTGATCGCTTCAATGGTGTCGTCAATCATGTTGGATGCCTGACTGCTCATAATCTCATCTCCGCTCTGCGTGACGCCTCTGTGGACTGCCACTCATGAAATTTCATCCTGATGTACTCTAGCTTAACTTTTAGAAGAGACGCTTTTTCTCGTGCCTCTACCATCTTCGTTATGAACTCACGCCAGTCATTGGAGCCTTTGGAAGCCATCTCTGCCCTACTCACTGGCATGTCGCCATAAGACAACATCATACGCGCCAGAACGGCAGACTTAGTTTCTTCCAGAAGGTTGGCCGCTGAGTCAGCCTCAACCCATGCCTTAGCTACTATTCGATATTGCTCAGATATGTACGCTTCCTCTTGTGTGTCCATCTCATCCCTTCCTCAATTGCGTTGCCTTAGACATATCAATGAAGGCATTCGATCTCAATGCTTTCCCACCATTGATAGTCGCTTGCGTCCAAGTTGGACGGATTGCCATACTGCACACCCATCCAACTTCTGGCTCCCATAGTTTCTGATACATAAGGATTTCGTCCTGTATCAGATATAAGAACCCGATGAAGGGGACTGACAGAGCAGAAGCAATCTCAGACCCCTTGATCATCTTGTCGTGTGTCATCAGCCACTCATTATTGAACTTACCTTGAAGATCAAACAATGTGATATTGCGACACTTCGTTTCCACTACCGCCTTGATGCTATTGTCCACACTTAGGACAGCATCAACGACAGCAGGCTTGTCCTTTGGTGTTTCGACATAAGAGTATGCTGGAAAGTGATGAAGCCATATTTTGACAGCTCGATCTTCATGCCAACGTGATCTTTGGCCCTTGGGGGTCAGGACATCCATCAGAATGATGCCATCCCCTAAAAAGGAATGTCGTCGTCAATAAGGTTGTTAGTCATTTCAACCTTAGCTGGCGCGGCAGCATCCTTGCGCTTGAAAGTATGGCTCATCCACTTGTTGCCATTCTTGTCGGTCTTCACCCATGACGACATCCAATAAGCAACGCCACCAATAAGCGCGGTTCCAGTCAGTGTGGCTGAGTTTTCCCCAAGCGGGTTCTTGTTCTTAAAGGTCGAGCCGCTATTTTCACGCTGTTCATAGGCCATTGTACAACTCCTCAAGTTTGGAAATTTGCTCATCCATCTCTTCAAGGAAGATCAGAACCTCCTTCTCAAGATAGGCAATCATGTCAGGGTCACTCTCAACCCGCTTCACAAATAGCTGCATACTTTCCGGCAAGCGCGGATCATATGACACGAAGTCGCACCACTTGCGATCTGTGCAGGCCATCTGCCATTGCATCTGTGTGATGTATTTGGCAGGAACTGTTCCTGTCAAAAGCGTCTCGATGTGAGTTGCGGTCTTAGGGCATTTGATCTCAATAAGCCCATCCTCACCCACAAAACCATCAGGTGACGCGCCAGATGCGTCGATAGCAAAGTGGGGAATGAAACCGATCTCCGTAACCAAAACTCCGATACTGGCCTCATAGGCTGCGCGAGCTTGCGGTTCGGTTGTCACTCCCCACTGCATTGCGGCGTTCTGAAATGAATCCCCCTTCACTCCAGTCAGACGCTCGCAAATCAATTCGGCCATGTAGTTGGCGCGTGATGCGCTGTAGCTGCTTTTCGTCTTGGCGACAATATCCGCCACACGAGACGCAGTAACACGTCCCAGTCTGGCGTTGTACCATTCCTCAGTGCGCTGTTCCATTATTCATCATCCTTCTTCTTAGCATTCGCAGCGGCAGCAATTTCCTTTAGCTTATCTACCGTCTCTTTATCAAACAATGCGCGCTGTTCTTGTGTAAGCCTACCCCAAGCAGTGTTGAGTTCATTTCTACCCATTCCAGCGGCCATGACAAGAGCGCGCTTCAAAGTTCCAGCTTCCTCTTGACTGATTTCAGTCTTCCTAGCGGCGGGCTTAGGCTCCACAGCAGCATTGCCGTCATCATCAACAGACGCAAGGCACAGCACAGCCATAAGTCCATAGCGGCGGGCATAGGTGATGCCAGAGCCAATCCCGTGCGCGTCAAACTTCGTGACTGGTATCTCCAACGTCTCAGACACGAACTCCCCAGATTTATGGAGAAGGATGGTCTCAACCTCAACATAGCCGGGACGAGTGCGCGGAAGCTGCATGATGGCAAGATCATTGACAGCGAGAGGCTCGCGGATCACAGCCCGATAGGCAGCGAGATCAGCATATTTGGATTTGAACGCCGGATTGATGCCGTCTTTGGTGGCGTCTTCAATTTGCCCCTGAGCCTTAGACAAAGCGATAGCGAGTTCAGCGATGGTTTCAGACATTTTCATTGGTTCGCTCCTTATTCCCACATGCCTTCACGGGCACAATCGTCAAATATGTCGTCCATGAGCTTCTTGTCGTTCTCTAGCATCTTGCGAAGGCTCTCGTCATCTGGAGAATTGTCCTTGCGCGATTTGTCATAGTAGTGATGGACGACACGGCCTCCACTCTCACTGACGATAGCCAGATCGAAGGCGTAGATGTATGGCGCGTCGTCTATCAGGTCGATCTCAACTTCTATGATGCCTGACGCTATCAGGTGGTCGGGCAGCTCGTAGTCTTCCAAGTGATATTGAATCGGCACAAGGTTCATTTGGTCTCTCCCGTCTTTGGGTTCACCATACATACTCCCATTGCTGGACAAGTCAAGCACCCTATTGACTTTTGTTCTGGGTTGTTCCAATGTGCGGGTATGAGATTAGATCGCGACCCCAGTCTTCTTGCGGTAATCCGCTGCTATGGCACAGCCAAGCGGCTTGCGGATTCGCTCGGGATCACGAACAGAGCCGTCTCCCTATGGAAGATGGTTCCCTTGAAGCATGTCAAGGCGGTCTCTGAGTGGACTGGCATACATCCCTTTCACATTCGTCCAGACCTCTACATTCAGGGGTTTTGGAACATGCAAATGAACACGGCAGAGATGGCGCAGGAGATGAACATCCCTGAAGCTGAGGTATGCCGGTATCTGCAAATGTCTCTCGCCAATCGGACTTCGGGAAATGCTTTCACTTATCCTACCCTTCCCGCCGTCAGTAAACAGCCTGTGGAGAGCGACGAAGGGGGGTAAGGTCTACCGATCTGCCAAATATATGGAGTGGCGTAAGCTGTCTATGTGGCAGCTTGCTGCACAGACAAAAGGGAAGAAAGTCGTTGGCGCGTACAAGCTAACAATTTTGGCAGTTCGCCCTGACAAACGTAAGCGTGACCTTGGGAACCTTGAGAAGGCAATCAGCGACATTCTTGTAAGCCAGAACATCGTAGAGGATGATAGCTTGTGTGAATGGTTGGAAGCCAAATGGGTTGAAAGCGGTCCGCAATGCAGGATCATCATTGAACTTTTGGAGGAGTTGAATGGCACAGAGGATACAGGATCGACTGAGACTGACTGAGAAACATTCGTTCCCAGACTTTCCGGGAACATGGGAGGAGCCGATTAACCCAGACGGGCCAAAGGCAGCGGACTACATAGACAATGCCCTTGAAAGTTTGGGGCACATCCTGAAGATAGCATATGACAATATCGACGACGCAAAGGTGAGGAACGAGCTTCGCCTTCACGCTTACTCAGCAATAAGGGGCCACTATGAAAACAAAGTCGTACTTCGAATTGCAGAATGAAAGATGGTACGAACAGTACCTTGAGAGTGAAAAGATGATTGTTGAGCTAGAGTCAACGCTCATCAATGTCGAAGCTGTCGCGCTCAAACACATCGCAGACGAAGAAGCCCGCAAGGTTATCAAGGCCCTTGTCGATGCTGTCTGGCATGGAGCGCGGCCATGAATGACGCTCAAACCATTCGAGAGCTACGCGAAGAGATCGAAACCCTTCGAGAGCAAATCCGCCAATATCAAGCCGATATGGTTCAGCCCAATGCTGCGCTGAAAGGCATTCTGTCACATCAGCAAAGCGCATTGATCATGGGTATCTACACTCGGGACATTGCCAGCTATGCGTGTTTGGATCACATCACGTCACTGACTGGGACGTTCTCTCGGTATAGCGGACCTGAGTATGAGAAGCTTCGCACGAAGGTTGCTGTGCTGAAGTTACGCGCCAAACTGAATCCGCATGGGATCGAGATCGCTACATGGCGCGGCATTGGGTACTATATGACAGATGCCAATAAGGAAAAACTTCGGAAGCTGATGGAGAAGAAAGATGACTGAATGGCAACCAATCGACACCGCGCCAAAGGATCGCAGCATTCTTGTCACCGGACCTGATGGTCTTCGCATAGATCAAGTCATCTGGGGTGGCTGGGCATTGGATAATACGCATAATTGGTGCGATGCGGATGGCGCCCGGCACCCCAATGCGGCAATTACTCACTGGATGCCGCTTCCCACACCGCCAAAAATGGAGAATGAGAAATGACTGACCTCATTCTTCCGCGCCGTAAGTTCCTAACCGGACTCATGGGTCTTGTCGCCGCGCCAGCAATGGTGAGGGCAAGCAGTCTGATGCCGGTGAAGTCGTTTGTTGCGGTTGATCTTCCACCTCCCCCTCCCGGTTTCAGGAGGTTAACGCTTGTTGATTATCGCAAAGTATTTGAGCCGGGCTTACAAAAGTTGTTTGATGACATGTACGAAGATCGCTCAGAGCAGTGGAATAACGTATTCAGGAGCGTGTCATGATTGACAAGAATCGCACTTATCGAACCCGCGATGGTCGTGAAGTCCGCATCTATGCGACGGATGGGGATGGTAGCGGATCAGCCATACACGGTGCCATAAAGAACTTTTATGGTTGGGTCGCTACGGTTTGGAACCCAGACGGAAAATGCCATTGGGGTGCTGGCTGCTATGGCGATCCGACTCCTGCTAACGACCTCATAGAAGTTTGCC